CATTCAGTCCTTTGTTACCCGCATGTTGCACCTTCATTCCATAAAAACCAATAGAAGCGTATCGAAAATGACGAATCATATCAAAACGTGCACCATACTCTCCTTCTAAATATCTTTCCCCCTTTAAACTAAACTGCGTATTATACTTTGGCCAATAGAAATTCGCCCCAATAGAACCTGTCAAGGTCCATTTGGTTCCATGATAAAAAGCCCAATCTTCAAAGTATCCTCTTCCGGTATATCCGATACGCGCATCTACCGAAAAACGTTCATCTTTAAAGAAGTGCTTTGCTTTCAAATCTCCTCCCCAACGAAATTTATTAAAAAAACCGACCGAAGCAGTCAGGAATGTACGCTGTGGTAAACGTACTGTCTGCGACAAAGTCACAAAACCTGGACGGATTTGCTTATACCTTTGTCCATAATCATTATAGATAGGAAAAATTACTTGTCCAGTCAGTTTCATTCCTTTCCACAAAGAAACTTCTATGGCAGGAGAAACATTAACCACTATTTCATAGACCTTAGATAAAATATAGTTTCTAAACAACAACTCCGGATACACCACTATATCTACTTTAAACAAAGAGCTATTTTGCTTCTTAATCCGTCTCGCTTGTTTCCATCCTTCTCCCAAATCATAACTTACACTCCAATCAGCCCGACTGACTTCAGCAATACTATCTCCTTTCATCGGCTGATAATAGAGGGATATCTGAGGAACATTATTGTCCAAAACTATTAACCTACATGGCTTATTTTCGGGTAAACCCATCTTCTGGATCAAATCAACCGCTTTACCTATTCCAACTCCCTCAAGGCGATAGGCTGAGTTTTGTATCACAAAAACCCGTTCTTCAGTATCTTCTGTCCACCCTACATTTTCAAATCCCATCTTAACAAGTGCGTCAACAGTGGCCTCTCCTGTTTGACAAATCCCCTTCAAAGGAAGTAAACAGAATAATATGAGTGAAATTCTGCGCAAAGTAGTGCCAATTGTTATGTTTTTCCTCATGTAAGGGCCTTTGTGATTCATTTGTTTGCTTTATAACTTAAGCATCTAAATTTATGGATGCAAAATATGGTGCAAAAATAGACACAATTTTAATAATACCAAAGAATTTTACATGTTTTTTCGCACATTTGTATCAGTTTTTTTTCATCCAAATACCTGTTTGCTTAAAAATGGACCAGAAAACCCACTTGTAATCTTAAATAATATCCACCTCCTATTTTAGAATCACTAATAGAGAGAGTTATAAGGCTAACAAATTAATAAAATCAAATCGTATTATATAGTAAGATCAAATTTTCAATAGTATATCTACTATATTACAAATTTACTAAATTCCGGTAAAATCAGGCAGTAGCTAATCTAACCAAATATATATTTATTAACCACCCAAATAAAAAATAGATAAAAAACATCAATACATATAATAATGTATTTCTTATATATAATAACACAAAGATTGAAATTATTGCATTAACAATGTTAATCATCCAAAGAGATAATCATATTTCTCGATTTACGAAGTTAACTTGATACATCTACGAAGTTAATATCCTGCATTTACAAAGTTAACTTTAACACAGGTTTAAAGTTAACTTTGTAAATGCAGGATATTAATATATAGAACATTCATTTTCAACACATTACAAAACAAAAATTCTTTTGTAGCATTTTCTTAGCCTCTTGTATCTTTTTGAGATTCGTTTTTTAGCAACTATCTAACCTTGCTATACATCATCCTCTCAAGTTATATCCGGAATTAAATCGATAGCCTTCTCTTTACTTTCATCCACTATCTTGGCATAAATCTGAGTTGTTTGAATATTGGTATGTCCCAAGAGTTTAGATACCGTATAAAGATCGGCACCAAGAGTAATCATCATTGTGGCATGGGTATGTCGTCGCTTGTGGAATATACACGGCAAAGCAAGGAAAAGCGGATAGGTGAAAATAAAACGTAAACCGTTAGGAATAAGCAAGGTTTCAGTATTTTGCCAAATAGGAAAAATGCAAATGATAACGGAATATTGAGGTTATTCAGTTACCAAACCGTTAGCCGTCCGGTTACCGAAACGGGAACAGGTAACGGTCGGAAATGAAAAGAAGTCCTCACCGTTTTGTTTGCACTCATACACAGTATTTTGCATATCAAGGAACGCTTATACGGCAAGTAAATTTGCACTTAAAAATATAAGCGTATGAAAGTAGAAAAATTCAAGGTGTTGCTCTACCTTAAAAAGAGCAGTTTGGACAAGTCGGGCAAGGCTCCCATCATGGGACGTATCACCGTGAACCGGACAATGGCGCAGTTTGGATGCAAGCTGTCATGCACTCCTGAACTGTGGAATCCCCGTGAAAGCCGATTGGACGGAAAGAGCCGGGAGGCGGTTGAGACCAATGCCAAAATCGACAAATTATTGTTGGCGGTAAACACCGCTTTCGACAACCTTGTGAGCCGCAATATTGATTTCGATGCCACCGATGTGAAAGACCTCTTTCAAGGCAGTATGGAAACACAGATGACACTCATGAAAATGACGGATGCTGTCTGTGACGACCTCAAGGCACGTATCGGCATAGACCGTGCGAAAGGGACCTATCCGGGCTATCACTATATGCGTCTGACACTTGGAGAGTTCATCGAACATCGCTACAAGGTCAAGGATTTGGCTTTCGGGCAACTGACGGAGCAGTTCATCCATGACTATCAGGCTTTCGCCACGGAAGAAAAAGGGTACGCGATAGATACCGTCCGCCATCATCTTGCCATCCTGAAGAAAGTCTGCCGTCTGGCGTATAAGAAAGGCTATGCCGACAGAATCCATTTCCAGCATTTCACCCTGCCGAAGAAGACGGAAACGACCCCACGGGCATTGAGTCGTGAATCGTTTGAGAAAATCCGTGACGTGGAAATACCTGCTTACCGCAAATCCCACATGCTGGCAAGGGATATGTTTCTCTTCGGGTGTTATACCGGGGTCTGTTATGCGGATGTAGTCTCGATTACTCATGAAAATCTATATACGGATGAGGACGGGGCTTTGTGGTTGAAGTATCGAAGGAAGAAAAACGAACTCCGTGCCAGCGTAAAACTGTTGCCCGAAGCGATTGCATTGATTGAGAAGTATCACAGTGAGGAAAGGGATACCCTGTTCCCTTTACTGCATTGGTCAAATCTTCGAAGACATATGAAAGCGTTGGCGGCATTGGCAGGCATCAAGGATGACTTGTGCTATCATCAGGCGAGGCACAGTTTCGCATCGTTAATCACGCTCGAAGCGGGTGTGCCGATTGAAACCATCAGCAGGATGTTGGGTCACTCCGACATTTCCACCACTCAGGTATATGCCCGTGTCAGCCCGAAAAAACTTTTCGAGGATATGGACAAGTTCATCGAAGCGACCCAAGATTTCAAACTGACCCTATAAACCCAACAACGATATGCGAAGCACATTTTCACTGTTACCATACATCAACCGCAGCAAGGTGAGGGCTGACGGTACAACCGCTGTACTTTGTCGTATTACTATTGACGGGAAACAGACCGCCATCAGTACGGGCATCTATTGCCGTCCCGAAGATTGGAACGGCAAAAAGAACGAGATAAAGACCATCCGGGAGAACAACCGTTTACGGGAATACCTCAGACTGACAAAGGAAGCCTACGACGAGATACTGAAATCGCAGGGTGTGGTCAGTGCGGAGATGTTGAAGAACCACATATCCTTGAATAATGTCCATCCGACCACCCTCCTGAAAATGGGAGAATGGGAACGTGAGCGGTTGAGGAAACATTCCGAGGAAATAGACTCCACGTCTTCCTATCGGGCTTCAATGTACTACCAAAAATACCTGGCGGATTTTCTTGCGTCCATCGGTAAAAAGGACATTTCTCTTGAAGAAGTCACGGATGATTTCGGTAAGTCCTGCAAAGCCTATCTGAAGAAGTGCAAGAATTTCGGGGCTTCCCAAATCAACCATTGTCTGCGTTGGCTGAACAGGTTGTTGTACCTTGCGGTCGATAAGGAGATAATCCGTGTAAATCCCTGTGAAGACTTGGAGTATGAGACAAAGCCGGAGGCAAGGCACAGGTACATCAGCCGTGATGAATTCAAGAAAATCCTTTCCACCCCGATGTATGACAAGCGGATGGAACTGGCAAGACGGGCTTTCATCTTTTCGACCCTGACCGGACTGGCGTATGTGGATATCGAACTTCTGCATCCGCACCATATCGGGACAAATGCGGAAGGCAGACGGTACATCCGTATCAATCGTAAGAAGACAAAGGTAGAGGCGTTCATACCATTGCACCCCATAGCGGAACAAATATTGTCGCTGTACAACACGACCGATGATGAACACCCTGTGTTTCCTCTTCCCAGCCGTGATGCCTTATGGTTTGAGGTTCACGAGTTGGGAATAACCATAGGGAAAGAGGAAAACTTGACCTACCATCAAAGTCGGCACAGCTTCGGAACATTCCTGATTTCAGCGGACATTCCGATTGAGAGCATCGCCAAGATGATGGGGCATTCCAATATTAGGACGACACAGGGTTATGCACGGATAACCGATGATAAAATCTCCAAAGATATGGATAGGTTAATGGAGCGAAGAAAAAGTCTATCGGCTGGCGGAAAGAAAGAAAAAAAAAAAAAAAAAAATTATGGACAGAGGGAAA